TAACAAATGATCCAAGACTTCGCACGCGTATTGCGCGAAAAAATACGTACTGATATGAACAACTACGCAGATGACCTAGCCGCAGGTACTTGCCAGTCGTTTGAACAATATCAAAAACTCTGTGGGGTGATTCATGGTCTAGCCATCGCAGAGGGTTACTTACTCGACCTTGCAAAGAAAGTTGAAGACATAGATGAGTGAACTACTCCTACCCCCCGGCATATTAGTGCCGCCTACCATCCAACAAATGGATGCCCCAGAACCGGAAGCGTCAGAGGAAACAAAAGCCTCAGCACTTCCTACTCCCACAGGATACAAACTCTTATGTGCGGTTCCGCCCGTAGACGAGAAGATTGTTGGGACAGACCTCGATTTAATTCGAGATACGGCTTCTATGCGCCAAGAAGAGCACGGCACAACCGTGTTGTTTGTTATGCGTATGGGGCCAGATGCGTATAAAGATACCGCTAAGTTCCCATCAGGTCCTTGGTGTCAAGAAGGCGACTTCGTCTTGGTACGTACGTACTCCGGTACGCGTGTAAAGATATTTGGTAAGGAGTTCCGTGTCATCAACGATGACCAAGTGGACTGTGTTGTGCAAGACCCTCGTGGGATAACCCGCGCTTAAAGGAGCAGATATGGCTGGAGAACAATTTAAGTTCCCTGATGAAGTAGAAGACAAAAACATAGATATTGAAGTTGTTACAAGTAACGACGAAGATATTGAAGTTGAAGTCATTGACGATACCCCTGAACAAGACCGTGGTCGTCGACCACTAGACAGGGACGTTGAAGACCCATCAGATGAAGAAATCGAATCGTATACCCAAGGTGCGCAAAAGCGCATCAAGGAGTTAACACACGCTCGTCACGACGAACGTAGAGCCAAAGAAGCTACTTTGCGTGAGAAACAAGAACTTGAAGTTCTTGCACAACGTTTGCTAGACGAGAATAAAAAGCTACGCCAGAACGTCAATACCGGTTCCGAACAGTACACGCAGATGGCTAAAACCGCTGCCGAAGCTGAGTTGGACAAAGCACGCCGAGAATACAAAGCGGCACAAGAAGCATTTGACTCTGATGCTATACTTGCTGCACAGGAAGCCCTGCTTGATGCCAAGATGAAGTTGGAGACGACGAAAAATATTCGTCCAACCCCTTTACAAGATGAAAATTTTGAGGTACAAACGGGCTATCAAGAACCCCAACGCGTTCAACCGGACGAAAAAACCTTGCGCTGGCAAGCAAAAAACCAGTGGTTTGGAAGCGATGGGTTCGAAGAAGTTACCAGCTTTGCACTAGGGCTGCATCAAAAACTAGTCAATTCGGGCATGGACCCGCGGTCAAATGAATACTTCGAGCAAATTGATGCTCGCGTGAAGTCGAAGTTCCCTGAAGTTTTCGGTGGTAACGAAGACAAGCCAAGGTCCGGTGATGCTCCAAAAAAACCTGCTTCCGTGGTTGCGCCTGCGACGCGTTCGTCAGGCAAGAGAAAGATTGAGTTAACGAGAACACAGTTAGCGTTAGCACAAAAATTCAAATTAACCCCTAAGCAGTATGCTGAACAAGTATTGATATTGGAGAATCAAAATGGCTGAAAACCGTACCACCCCTCGTGACAATTTGACACGCGAAAAAGCAGTCCGAATGGTGTATAAACCTTCGAGCTCGTTGCCCGATCCTACCCCTGAACCCGGATGGGAGTTCCGCTATATAGCGACTCATATCTTAGGTCAGGCCCATCCTACAAACGTATCTCACAAGATGCGCGACGGTTGGGAACCAGTGAAGGCAGCAGACCATCCAGAACTGATGCTTCCGGGTAATGCAAATGGTAATGTGGAAATTGGTGGATTGATGCTTTGCAAAATTCCAACCGAACGACTCATGGCCATGAAAGATTACTATAACGAGCAAGCTCAGAACCAGATGGATTCAGTGGACAACCACTTCATGAAAAATAACGACCCGCGTATGCCGCTGTTCTCAGACCGAAAGTCAACGACCAGCAGAGGAAGCGGATTTGGTTCAGGTTCTAAATAAAGGAGTCTTAAATGGCTTATCCCACCGTTGATAAGACGTACGGGTTCAAACCAGTCAACCGACTGGATGGGCTTCCATACGCCGGAGCGATCCGTCAAATCCCTATTGCACCAGCTTACGCTACTGCAATTTTAAATGGTGACACCGTACAGGTGGACACTAATGGCTACTTGGTTGCTAAAACAGCTACTGCCACTGGCGACAGTGTTGGTGTGTTGGTTGGTTGCCAGTACCTTAATAGCCAAAGCCAGACTGTTCAAGGACAGTACTATCCAGCAGGCTTGTCGACTTCTACAGCTATGGCTTTCGGCTATGTTGTGGATGATCCAAACGCAGTGTTTAGAGTTGTAGCAACTAGCGGTCAAACTACGGTTCCTACCGCGTTTACCCGTGCAATCGTTGGCGCTAACGTGCCAATTTCCGTTACTACTGGTAATACTGTCACAGGCGATTCGTACTATGGTATTGACGGCACTGCCGCTGCTACCACTAACACATTGCCCGTTCGTGTAATTGACGTTGTGCCTGATACCGCCACTGGCCCTGCCGGTGTTGCAGCTACGACCTATTACGAGTTCTTGGTCAAGTTCAACTTGCACCAGTACACCGATACCACCGGTATCTAAGGAGTAATTAATCATGGCTATTTCACGCGCACAACTACTTAAAGAACTGCTCCCCGGCCTGAACGCATTGTTCGGTCTTGAGTACGCCCGTTACGGCGAAGAGCACAAAGAAATCTACGAAACAGAGAAATCTGAGCGTAGCTTTGAAGAAGAGACCAAACTTTCTGGTTTCTCTGCTGCTCCTGTTAAGAACGAAGGTTCTGCAATCCAGTACGACAACGCACAGGAAGCATTTACCGCACGTTACAACCACGAAACTATTGCTCTTGGCTTCTCCATCACTGAAGAAGCTGTGGAAGATAACTTGTATGACTCATTGTCTGCACGTTACACCAAGGCTTTGGCTCGTGCTATGTCTTACACCAAGCAAGTCAAGGCAGCTTCTGTTTTGAACAACGGCTTCTCTTCTAGCTACCTCGGTGGCGACGGCGTTGCATTATTCTCTACAGCACACCCCTTGGTTTCTGGTGGCACCAACAGCAATCGTCCTTCTACCAACGCTGACTTGAACGAAACTTCTCTTGAGAATGCCGTCATTCAAATCGCCGCTTGGACTGATGAGCGTGGTCTGTTGATCGCTGCTAAGCCACGCAAGTTGATTATTCCGCCAGCTTTGATGTTCGTTGCTACCCGTTTGTTAGAGACTAACCTCCGTGTTGGTACTACTGATAACGATATCAACGCATTGAAGAACAACGGTGCAATCCCTGAAGGCTACACAGTTAATCACTTCTTGACCGACACAAACGGTTGGTTCTTGACTACTGATGTACCTAACGGCTTGAAGCATTTTGAGCGCACACCATTGAGCAATTCAATGGACGGTGACTTTGATACCGGCAACGTCCGTTACAAGTCTCGTGAGCGTTACAGCTTCGGCTGGTCTGATCCTTTAGGTGTGTTTGGTTCACCCGGTTCTACCTAAAAGTAAAACTTTGGTTCCAACGGAAGGCCCCCACAAGGGGCCTTTTTTATTGTCTTGTGTAAGTAATAAAGGTCGTCTAGCATGGAGTTACAGCCCCGACGCTGTATCCTTTTTAACCTTGGAGCACCTATGTATAAAATCACTATTGACCTCAGCGCTTGGGGTACCGACGACGAAGTAATGACTATTGAGACCTTTGATTTTGAAAAGATTGAAATCATCCGCGAGTTCATTGAATTCCAAAAAGATTACGGCTGGGCTGTAGACTACGACGTCGTAGAAGATGAAGACGAAGACGAAGACGAAGACGAAGACGAAGAAGAAGCCGAAGACGAAGAGTACGAAGACGAAGACGGCGATTATTTCTATGATGCAGAAAATGACGCATGGTATCAATACGATGCAGAAACTGACGAGTGGTTTGAAGTCGATCCAGAAGAGGATGAAGATGAATCTGACGAAACCGTCGGAGAAGATGCTGGAAATACATACATTTTCAACATTACTCAAGCCCCTGAAGAAAAATAATCGGGTTTAGTTTCCGGATTTTACGGGGCTTCGGCCCCGTTTTTCTTGGCTTTCTTAGCCGCCTTCCTTACCTGATGTTCATTATAATGAACAATTCTGTGGCAGTTTGCACATAATACAAGACACTGCTCTACTTCTTCAAACGCTTTTTTCCAACGTCTAGCCTGTACAAATTTGTGCACACTGCCTGTTTTCATTTCTGGGTCTATATGGTGAAAGTCCAGCACTCCCGGGTGGTCCATACCGCATTCCATGCAGGCAAGAGTGGCTTTGAAATCTAGCCACCGACCTTTAAGCGTTTTGTTTCGTACTTTAGTACTAGCCTTTACCGCTTTGGAATGTGCTTCATAGTGCTTGGCGGCATAAAGTTTTTGTTTTGTTTTCTTTAGCTCGGGGTCTTTATAGGGCATATATGATCCATTAGTGTGTCATTAAAGAGCTTAATGGTCTATATATGAGCCATTATCAGAATTATCCAAAATTATCTAGTATTAGCTAAAAGCAATAATTTGCATATATAACCTAGAAGTTATAGTTTTAGTCGCCAGTAGGCCGCACCTTTGGCGGCCCACGGTTCTGTTGGGTCAAACATTTTAAAACCACATGCAATTAGGCTGTTTGCTGATGCTGGATTGGAGTGTGTGTCTGTTACTAACCAATTCATGCCTCTTTCCTTAGCCACTTGTATACGGGCTCTAATAAGTCGTTTCTGCAGTCCTTGTCCACGATGAAGAGGTAGCACACCTGAACGGCACAGATACATACAATCACTCCAGCGCTGAGAAGGAACAAGGCCGGAGAAACCAACAGGTACCATATCCTGTCCAACAGCCAAGTGCCAGTATCCGTTGTTGGGCGCATAAACAATATCTCCGGGTAAACATTCTTTTTGTAAAGATTTGAGTGTAGCCCGCCACTTGGGGTCTT